CCGAACTGTCCGTAGGCGTAATTCTGCTAATGCAAATGATATAAATGGACAAGCAGGACTGGATAAAGGTTCTTTAAGTAAAGATAGTATGGATGCGGGTGGGTATGAAGGAGTAAGTACAACGCCGCTACCATACCCATCGGAGGACGATTCTCGTCCTCCACGAACCGTGGAACGCCATAAGCCTGGAGATTCGGAAGAGGATGAAGCCGAGCAACGAGCTTCAGACCAGGAACATGAGATTCCTAAACATCAGCAACCTATTGGCCCAGATTATGCTAGTAGTTATGTGATTGCGGAAGAAGATAGATATAGTCCTACTGAAATATCAGAACAACCTGAACATGAGAAGGTACGCCGTCAATTTATTGATGAAGATAATCGCATAAAGGTTAAGGATAATGCAGCAGAGCAATATACTAATCTATCGATGCTTTCAGCTGATTTAATGAATCATACTTTAGGTAAAGGGGATACGCCTGAATCTTTAGGCGAACTTGATGCCTTTAAAGTATTAACTGATAATTCTATTCAAAAAATGGATACAGGACGCACGTTAGTGGTCGCAGGATGGGGAAATTATTACATCGTAGACCGTGAAGGTCATCGTCTTGGATTAGAAGGTATGCGACGGGCAATAAATAAGTTCTTGGGTAAGAAAGAATTTGCCAATATGAATATTTTCCACTCTGGAATTCAGGTTGGACAGATTCTAAAGAGATTTGTTGATGCTACTGGAAAAGAGTGGATAACTGAGGTTCGACCTGAAGGACTGTTTATTGTTGCAGCTTTTAGAACTGATTTAGAAGTTTCTAGAAAAGCTATGGCAGAGGTCTTAAAAGGCGGACTGAGAGGCTTTTCTATCGCTGGAAATGCCAAAGATAAGAAAACTATTTGTGAACATGGTAAATGTTGGACTGAAGTAACAGACTTAGAGATTTATGAAGTAACTTTATGCGTTACTCCAATGAATCCTAAGTCTTATATCACTAACATCATACAAAGACCTGACCCAATGGTCTGTCCAGAGTGCTATAACGTACAACAATTAGAGTTTGATTCAAGTTTACGACCTAAATAAATATTAATTATTGCAATTTTTTGGTAAAAATATAGACACCTGAAATATTTTCTTATATTATATAAGTTAGTCCTATTTAGGAGGGGCAAAGTATGGCTTCCAATACTTCCGAGCTTCTGCCTATCTTGAAGGCTTTGCGAGAGTATATCGTCAAAGAGTATGGGGTGAATTATCCTCCTCATGTTCGTGGCGAAGATGCTTCTCAGAAAGCATTGCCTGATGATTGGGTAGACAAGTTGAACCCCCTTAGTGGTGGCGATACGGTAGGCAGGGATTCCCACGGTTCTCAGGGAACAAAGTCTACTAAAGCTGGTGCTCAGGGAACAGATCCATACCTCCATAAGAGCGATCTTGAAGCTATTTTGGCTGATTTCGCGAAACATATGGTTGATGGACAGGCAGTGCAAGCTGGTGGCTCACGGGCTGATGGCATGCATGGAGCGGGTGGATATTCGTATCCTGGCGACTCCAATCGGATTCCTGAAGGTCTTGCTAAAGATGGTCATGAAGATGACGAAGAAGAAGAAGACTTTATGGAAGACGAAGTTGAAGACACCGTAGAAGATGTTGACGACGACGAAGAAATGATGGACGAAGAAGACGAAGACATGGAAAAGAACTATATGTCACGTAGTGCTGATGGCATCAATGAGCTTCTGAAGGACATCAAGGGTTTACTTTCTTCTCGCGAGCAAGAGAAGCAGCATTATACTTCGATGCAGGGCGAGATCAGTGAACTTAAAAAGTCCGTGCAGAAAGATGTCAAAGATGGCATTCGCAAGGGATTGAAGAGTTTCAACCTTAATCCTTCTCACGGCGACATGGCTACGCGCACTCCGATCTATGGGGAAATGCAGCAAGAGCCAGAACAAGACTTCTCCACCCAGATGCCTGACCAGCGTATTGGTGTAGAAGGAGACTCATTCCAGAAGTCTGATGAAGAGCAAGTTGCTGATCAGTTCATTGACGGCATTGAGCAAATCGTCCGACAGACGGATGCGAATGACCTTCGTGGTCACTTCAAACTGGTAAATGGGATGCGTAATCAAACTGGGGAATTAACCCCTCAGACCTTGTATTACTACCCACGACCTTCAAATAATGGGAGGTCTAGCTAATGGCTGATCTAAGCATTGCGCAGTATATATCTTCTGCGGAGCGAAATCTGCGTAGCTCACTGATGCCGCCTGGTTACTTTGCTAAGCAAACGTACCTTCAGGTATCAGATGTGTTCACTGCAACCTATGGCCGGAAGGTCTGGGACGCATTGAACAACCAGACACGATTCTGGAACATTCTTCGGAAAGTTCAATGGGGACCCACCACTGGTTGGCGTTTGCGGTCTGACCGGGGTTCGGATCGATCTCGACCCGTAACCGAGACTGGCTCACTCCCAACCGTCGATGTCAGCAACTACGTCAACGTGGACTCTGCTCCTCGTATCGTAGCTACTGACTTCGGTGTCTCACTCAAGTCCCAGATCATGAGCGGTCTTGAAGGTGGTATGGGGGATAACCTGGCAGTTGAGCAGGAAGCTGCTGCTAGGGACCACATCAAAGAGTTGAACCAGGAACTCCTGCTTCGCTCGATGACCATCTGTTCGACTGCTGGTGCCTCTGGTACTGGTGAAATAATCTCTCCTGGTAACACTCTCCGTGTTGGTGACACCTTTGGTGGAACCACCATCGGCGATACCGCTCTTACTTATTCTGGCCTTGATGCTCAGGATGATGCTACCTGGACAGGTGGCGGATCCGTGACTGATGGCGAGATCATTTATGTAAAGAGCCGCGCTGGCTTCACTTCTCTTGACGACATTGTCGAACAAGATGCTCGTGTTGTGGCTGGTGTGACCGTAACCAATGGCGTAGACGTATATAACCAGGCTACTCGCGTGGCTGGAAATCACGTCGCTGCTGCTACCGTTTTAGGTAACAGTGGAACTGGTCGTAATTTGACTTTGTCTCTTCTCGACCAAGCCATTCGTGAAGTTCGTGTAAACGGTGCTGACCCAGACGTAATTCTGATGGGTTATGACCAGTTTGACCGTCTATCTTCCTTGCTGCAAGCTCAGCAACGTTATCTGGACTGGGGCGAATTTGTTGTCAAAGTCGGCGACGAGTCCACCCTTCCAGGTTCCCACGCTGGCTTCCAGGTGGCTACTTATAGGGGTATCCCAGTTATTGTCGATCCTGATGTTCAGGGTTCGTTCACATCTGCGGATGCTAACCTTGGTAGCAATGTCTATGTCATGGATACGAGGTACTTGGAACTCGCTATTGCTGCTCCTACGCAGTATATCGACAACAGGGACTTCTTCCAGGCTAATGCATTCGTCCTACGTGGATTGTTCTACACCATCGGTGAACTACGATCCTTGCGTTTGGATGCACATTCCAAGATCACTGACCTAAACGCTTAGTTTAGGGTAGTCGCTAACATCTAGTCACGGAAGGTAGGGTGATTTATCACTCTTCCTCCGTGGCTATTCGGATACTAATTACTAAATTTTTTCTTGCTGAAAGTAAGAGGGCAACCTCTGAGGGCGGGATTGGTGGTATTCAGTGAGAGGAGTATATAATGGCCGTTACCTGGACAACGACAATAATTCATGAAACCGTTTTTGGTAACAAGAGAGTTGTTACTGCGGACATAGAAGCTACTGGCACGAGCACCGTCACAGCGGTGGGAGATTCTTATGCTCCATCTGCTTTGGGCCTTAGAGGCTTTGATATCGTTATGATGAGTGGATTCACTCTTAGTAATACGGGAGGGGATAGTCAAACAGCGGCACAGTCTGTGACTGCTGCTGATACAGGATATTTCCCTGTATATAACTATACTCAAGAGACAATATCTACCCATCATTTGGGGCCAGCAGATTTGTCTTCGGTGGGACCAAGCATTGTTGCTACTGGCATAAATATAACTGGTGCCAAGATAAGGATCATGGCAGTCGGTTACTAGTTTTACAATTTATTAGCGCGGTGTGGTAGTACGAGTCAGCTCGACTATTGTTTTTGATATTCAATAAGAAAGGGTAGTCGTGCTTGACTACCCTTTTTTGTTATTATAGGGAATGACAGGCAAAACTTTGGAAACTGAATGAAGGTTAAACGGAGGATAAGGTATGTTTGAGATATTTACGGCTATTAAGTTAGGTAAGGCTATTCTTAAGCGGTTAAAGAATGCTGAAAATCGTACAGAATTGATAAATTCTCTTGTCGATGCGATGGGTGACGGTAAGATTAAACCTACTGAGTGGGCGATGATTGGCAAACAGTTAGGTGTATTTGACACACTGGAGGACTAAGTGAATTTATTAAGTAAATTAGTTACTTGGTTCATGGTTCGTAATGCTAAAAATCAGATTGGAAGATTTGATTTTGGAGTAGTTCATTTTGGCTCTCATAAAGCACCTATAATTGCATATAAGCATCCACATATAGGTGAGCCGAAGCTGTTCTATATGGATGCCCAGACTCTAGATAGGTTAGCGGGAAGAGAGAATGACGACATCAGCACTTAGAACTCAAATTGAATTAGAACAGCCTCTACCTAATTTTAGAGGGTTTACTTCAACTACGTCCGATGCTAATGCTTCTACTGTTCTTACTGTATCTTCCATAATGGAAGAAGCAAATAGAATTACTTTTGTAGTTGAGTTGGGTGATTTATATATTAACTTTGGTGGAGCAGCTACTAGCGATGGTACTTCTATGTTAGTTCCCGCTGGAACTGGCTATACTGAAGAAAACATTAAAATCACTGGTATTATATCTATTCTAAGGACGGGAACTACGAATGGTCGTATTCGTGGCTCTGTTTGGGGTAGATAGTGCCTGCATTACGCTCTTCTATAGAGTTACTTCAGCCTTATGAAAAATTTAAGACTTTTACTTTAACTACTAGCGGAAGTACCGCATCCACGATTCTTACTGTTAGTGATTATATGATTGAAGCTAATAAAATTACTATTATTGTTGATCGTGATGATTTATATGTAAATTTGGATGGAGATGCCACGACTGACGGAACTTCTATGTTAGTTCCTGCAGGTACTGGATATACCGAAGATGGTATTTCATTTCGTGGTGATATCTCTGTTATACGCGCTAATTCAAGTAATGGACGAATTATTGGAGCTATTTGGGGACGTTAGCCCCAT